GGATGGGAAGACGCACTAGATGATAAGCAAGTCAGAGACATGACCAAATCTCAACTTGTTAAGGGAGCATTCCGTATGCTTACACTCAAACTTGGTCAAGCAAAAATTCCACTTTTAGTAACAAATCACACTTACGATGTCATCGGAGCTTATGTACCAACTAAAGAAATGGGAGGAGGTAGTGGCCTCAAGTATGCAGCAAGTACAATCATCTATCTCAGCAAGAAGAAAGAGAAAGATGGAACAGAAGTCATTGGAAACCTTATCAAGGCTAAGACGCACAAGTCACGTTTAAGCAAGGAGAACAAGGATGTTACTATACGTCTTTATTACGATGAGCGTGGTCTTGATCGATATTATGGTCTTCTTGAACTTGGTGAGATTGGCGGACTTTGGAAAAACGTTGCTGGTAGATATGAGATAGATGGCAAGAAAATCTATGCCAAAGCGATCTACAAAGATCCTGAGACTTATTTTACTCCTGAAGTGATGGAGAAACTTGATAAAATTGCTATGAAGGAGTTTAGTTATGGAGAAAGTTGAGTTTCTAATCCTTAGAAACCTTTTATATAATGAACAATATCTTAGAAAAGTAGTTCCATTCATCAAATCAGAATACTTTGAAGACTTCAATCAAAAGGTTGTCTTTGAAGAGATCTCATCTTTTGTGCAAGAATATAGTCAAGTTGCGACTAAGGAAGTTCTTTGCATTGAGATTGAGAAGCGTCAAGACATAAATGATTCATCCTTCAAAGAGATTACTAATTTAGTTTCTTCTTTGGAGGATTCTACATCTGAGTTTCAATGGCTCTGCGATACCACTGAAAAGTGGTGTCGTGATCGTGCCATCTACTTGGCACTCATGGAATCTATTCATATTGCAGATGGTCAAGATCAAAAGAAGAATCGTGATGCTATTCCATCAATTCTCTCTGATGCTCTTGCAGTGTCTTTTGATACTCACATTGGTCATGACTACCTAGAGGACTATGAAGCAAGATACGATTCCTATCATAGAAAGGAAGATCGTATTCCCTTCGATCTTGAATACCTGGATAAGATCACCAAGGGTGGTATTCCCAACAAGACTCTTAATATCGCTCTTGCGGGCACTGGTGTTGGTAAGTCTCTTTTCATGTGTCATTTTGCCAGTTCTGTTCTTCTTCAAGGCAAGAACGTTCTTTACATCACTTGTGAGATGGCTGAAGAAAAGATTGCGGAGAGGATTGATGCGAATCTCCTAAATGTTAATATCCAAGAGATTACTGATCTTCCTAAACAGATGTTTGAGAGTAAGGTGACAAACCTTGCACAGAAGACTCAAGGAACTCTTATAATCAAGGAATATCCAACCGCCTCTGCACATAGTGGACACTTTAAGTCACTTCTTAATGAACTTGCACTTAAGAAGTCATTTAGACCTGATATTTTTTTCATTGATTACCTTAATATATGAGCTTCCAGCAGGTATCGGGGAAATAGAACTGTCAATTCATATTCTTATATCAAAGCAATTGCAGAAGAACTTAGAGGATTGGCTGTTGAAGCAAACGTCCCTATCGTTTCTGCCACGCAGACCACTCGTTCTGGTTATGGTAGCTCTGATGTTGAGCTTACTGATACTTCTGAGTCCTTTGGTCTCCCTGCTACTGCTGATCTTATGTTTGCCCTTATTTCTACAGATGAGCTTGAGGAGTTGGGACAAATTATGGTGAAGCAGTTGAAGAATCGTTACAATGATGGAAATGTAAATAAAAGATTTGTGGTTGGTATTGATCGTTCTAAGATGCGTCTTTATGATTGCGAACAGTCAGCACAGAATGATATCCTTGACAGTGGTAGAGATGAAGAGTATAATAACGATGAGCATAAACCAAAGAAATCATTTGAGGGGTTTAAGTTTTGAACGGATACTACTCTGTATTTGATCCAACTGGTAAGAAAATTGCTGATTGTGGTTCTATCAAAGATGCCGTTAATCTTCTTAGAACAAGAGGCGATGGGTATTACTATCAATTTAACCCAATCTATGAAACAGTTGAAGTCCAACTCTCGGAAAGACCAAAACTTCCTACCAGAGATATTGTTGTCAATATGGACGGCGGTGTTGGTGGTAGTTGGAAAGAAGTAGAATACATTGAAGTGGAAAGTAAAAAACTTCCCGAAGATTACCAAGAACCATTTATCCCTGATTTTCATGACTAAAATAGTTGATACTAAAAAGTACCTTGAGTTTGTAGAAGAAGTGACTAGTGCTCCTAGCCTTGACTATCCTATTCTTGCTGCTCGTCTTAGTGAGTTGGAAGTGAACGGCGCTAATGTTCCTCAACTCCTGACTGCTGCTCTTGGACTATCTGCAGAAGCAGGTGAGTTTACTGAAGTTGTAAAGAAGATCTTCTTGCAGGGCAAACCTTACAACGAAGAGAACGTCTTTCACATGAAACGTGAACTGGGCGATATATGTTGGTATTTGGCACAGGCATGTATGGCACTGGACACCACCTTTGATGAAGTCATTGAAATGAATGTAGAAAAATTAAAAGCACGCTATCCTGGCGGTGAGTTTGATGTTCACAAATCTGAAAATCGTCAGGAAGGTGATGTGTGAATAATCTCAAAATCCCCTTTGCTATCGTATCTTTCCTGTTGGTTCAGGGTGCGGGTGCAGTATGGTGGTCATCACAAATTGATGGACGAGTCGGAACTCTCGAAGAAGAGAGTCTGAATATTGCCAGAGAAAATCGTAGGTACATTGAACAAGTAATTCAACCATCCTACGGAATCAGTAGTTCTTGGAAAAATCAATACCACGATGAGTGGGTTCTGAAAGGAGGATGGAAATGATTACTATTAATACGGAACTTAAAGAGGATAGTAACTTCTAAAGATTATAAATATTCTTTAGGAATAGATGTGTCTGAAAAAATGAACGCTCACGATCTTAGAAATCTCTCTGAAGCATACACTCAATTGAGTGCAAAGAAAGATGATTCATATCTAGAGACAGATGTGAAGAAGCGTCAGAAGAATAATGAGAAGGCACGTAAAGACATGGAGAAGATGGGGACTTCTATGAAGAACCCTCATTTTGAAGAGGTAAGAGGACAAGACACTGAAATGAGAAAGGCGGCCTCTGCTGATAGAAAGGCAGGTGATAAGAAACTCCCTCCATCAGAGGGAAAGACAAATGCTGATAAGATGCAAAGAAGCATCAAGTTCTATGATAAACTGACTAAGAAAGAAGAAACTGAGACTGTTGCTGAAGATGATAAATCTTATGATAGGAATCGTAAGAGGGCAGCACAAAGAGCAGCAGACAGAAATGCCGCAAGAGCAGCAGGTAAGACTGGTGTAGTTCCTGGCGTAGGTTATGTAACCGCTAGAAAAGAGAAAGAAAGTTATACAGATTCAAAGGGTGTTGAGCGTCATAAGTCTGGTGCTAAAAATGAAGAACTTGATCCTGTCGGCAAGGAAGATGGTGATGTCAATAATGATGGTAAGAAGAACAGCACAGATAAGTATTTGATGAAGCGTCGTGCTGCTATTGGCAAGGCAATGGGTAAGAAAAATATCAGAGGTAATGATTCTGCAGAGCAGAAAGCCCGCCTTGAGAAGAAGCGTGGTATGAAACTAGATGATCATCCCCAGTTTAAGAAAGAAGAATCTGATCATAACTACGTTGAAGCATACCTTGGTGAACTTCATAAAGGTAGACACGGACAATCTGAGAAAGATTATCAGGACAGCAGATCTAATGCTGGTAAGATGATTTCTGGTGACTCCAAGGGTAGCGGTGCAAACTACTCCTACAAAGCAAAGAACACTGGTTCTAATCCCGCTGGTGGTTCTAAGAAACCACAAGGTCAAGCTCGCATGAGCACGAACGATCGTGCGTATCTTGCATATCAGAAAGCAAACCTCAAGAAAGAAGAACTGGAAGCAACTGGCAAGTTCACTGCGGAAGAGATTGAAAAAATTCTTGAAATCATGGGTGAGTAATTTTTGATAACTTTTTTTCTAAATACTTAAAAGTATTGTGTGTTATGAGTAACACTGCTAAACAAGAAGATTGTTCTATTTTGTTTTTTAAAGAACACTGTGATAAGAAATTTAATCTCAACGATAAACAATATACTGATCTGGATAAAAAAGCATTTGGTAAGGGAGGAGTTTATCCCCAAGCAAACGCAATCTGGAGAAGAAGTTATGATGAACAAGTTATTGGTCTCATGAATTACATGATATCAAGAGGTATTTCTACTATAGGTTGGTCATGGTCAAGAGATCAAGCAAATGGTATGATGAACTTTTTGAATAAGATCGCACAAAAAAAAGGTGGTATTACAGGATCTCTTGACAGTTGGAATCCTATGGATGTTGTCGCTGTGAAGAAATCTGATGAAGTAAAGATAAAGAAAAGAATAAATGAGATGTGTGATACTGGCGATAAATTATTGAATTTAAATAATTTAAATTCCTTGATGGAAGAGTATATTAGAGATAAAAAATTAATGCCAATATCTCTTAAACAAGTTGGCAAGAATGAGAAAGGAACTTTTGAGATGAGTTCAAATTTGAAAACCAGAGAGGCAAAAAGAAGATCACTTCATGAGTTTACCGCAGACAATTTTATGTGTGATTTGGCATGGGATGCTGATGCAAATGAATGGAAATTTGCACAAGAAATTTCTTGGGATATGATTGACAAAGGAGGCATGGGCAGAGAAGGTTTATCTGTTCATGTGCAAGGAAGAACATTCCAAGCAAAACAACCAAGAGAAAAACCTCAACATAGTGGTGCAGCCATTGGTGCTACAGGTGCTATGCTCGGTAAAGCATCTGTAGGAAAGTTAGATGAGTTTGTAAAAAAATGTGGATTGGAAGAAGTTCCTGCTCCAGCAAAACATCCACACATTCCAAGTCCAGGATCTGTTTGGTCTGATGGTGATAAAAAGTATTGGATCAATTTATATAATACCCTTTCTTCTGTAAGAATTGATGGTAAATCGATTAATTTTGGTAAACCTGGGAAATATGTAGAGGGAACTAATCCTATTGACGGAGGATTTGAAGCAGCACTCAATGAAGCATGTCTTGCAGATCAAAGGGGTGCAAAAACAAAAACTGGCAGGTCTGCTGGTAGCAGATTGACCGCAAAATTATGGGGAATGGAATGGTTACATCGGTATTACATGATGTCTAAAAAAATGAAGTTTGATGTTTTTATGCATGTGTTGGTTGATGCAATGAAAAAGGAGTCTGCAACAGCAGGACCTTTCATTAAAGTATTTGGTAAACCAGGACTTACCTCAAGAAGATACTAAATAATCTATAAGGACTAACAATATCGATGAAGAATTTCTTCCAATTTTTGAGTGAGGCCCAATCGCAAGCATCAATGCAAGCGACTAAGTTAAATCTTAAGAGTGACGGCCACGGCGGTTGGTTGGATACTCGTGGGAAGTTTGTTGCGAAGACGGAAGATGGTAAATTAAAGTTCGTTGATAAGAAAGACCAAAAGAAAAATGATTCGACAGAAAAGGGTCAAAGTAAAACTCAAGATAAACCCCAAACTAAAAAGACTAAAGCAACTCCACAAGAAACTAAACCAAAAGGATCTGGTGAAGAAGAAGTAAAAGATCAAGGTGCTGCTGAGGGAGGTACATTAACAGTAGCATTTGGTCGTTTTAATCCACCTACCGTTGGTCATGAAAAACTTTTAAGTGCAGCAAAAAAAACATCTCAGGGAGGATCACTTAAAATTTATCCATCTAGAACTCAGGATCCTAAGAAGAATCCACTAGATCCTGATATGAAAATTTCATATATGAAAAAAATGTTTCCTGATTTTAAGGAAAATATTGTTAATGATGAAGAAATGAAGTCAATCTTTGATGTATTGACAACTGCGGGTGAAGATGGATATGCGAATGTTAATATTATCGTAGGATCTGATCGTCAGTCTGAGTTTGAGAACTTGGCAACCAAATACAACGGTGAACTCTATGACTTTGAGAATATTCGTGTCATTTCTGCTGGCGTAAGAGATACAGATGCTGAAGGTGTAGAGGGAATGTCTGCATCTAAGATGAGAAAGGCTGTTGCTGACGATGACTTTAAGTCATTCAGAAAAGGAACACCAAAAGATCTTGATGATGGTGACACCCAAGCACTGTTTGATGCAGTTCGTCAGGGCATGGGAATGAAGAAAATGAAGAAAGAGTCATATGAACTTTGGGAGATTGCTCCAAGATATGATCAGAGAACTCTTCGTGAGCGTTATGTCACTGGAGACTTATTTAATATTGGTGATATCGTAGAAAATCTCAATACTGGTTTGATCGGAAAGATCATGCGTAGAGGAACTAACTATCTTATCTGTGTCACAGAACAAGACAATATGTTCAAGTCTTGGATTCGTGATGTGATGGAAGCAGTTCAGAATTATCCAGGCCCATCAGGTGTTCCATCAAAGCAAAGAGAGGTTGGAACTGATTCTAATCGTGATTATGCGATGAGACTGACTGGAACAAAAGATATTAAGAATTTCATAAATAAGTATAAGGTAAAGTAACATGAAAATGGGTTATTCTAATTGGAGACAGGATCTGACTGAGGTCATAACTGACAAAGAGGATGATAAAAAAGTTACTGAAAGGAAGGTAAAAAATAAAATTGTCATCAATCCTAAGTTGGGTGAGGCAGTTCAGGCCCTGGGTGGTGAGTTAATTGACTTGGTTGAGGTAGCAGAATTAGAACAACAAGAAAAAGAAAAAGAGGAAGATAAAACTCTTGCTAATAAGCAGAAAAAAATTAATATGGTTAAAAAACAGGTCTTGTTAAAGAAGATGCAAGCAGTTCGCCAAGGTGCTGGCGCAGACATCGTTGCTCACTATGAACCAGAAGGTAATATAGTCTCCGAAGAAGAAAAGAAAGATCATGAATATCATATGGCTCGTTCTCAATTGAAAACTATTAAAAATGCTGCCAATCGTCTTGAAAAGAAGATGGGTAAAAAGGGTGAGGGAGAACTTAAGGCATGGGTTCAATCTAAGATAACTAAGGCATCGGATTACATCGACACTGCAGCTGACTATGTAACTAATGAAGAAAAGAAAGGATGTGTTCATAATCACAAAGGTGAAGAGTGTCCTGTTCACGGAAAGAAAGAATGTCCAGATATCGTAGCAGCAGAGGTAGATGAAGGTAAGGGAGATCCTTGCTGGGATAGTCATAAGCAAGTTGGTATGAAGAAAAAAGGAAACCGTATGGTTCCTAACTGTGTTCCTAAGAACAAAGTAAAGGAAGAAACTGAAGATTCTCTGAGAGATCGTCGTATGGAGCGTGGTGGTGTTGACGGCAACAACCGTTACAAGAGTGCCACTAAAAACGTTGCTATGGGTGGTGGAAAGAAGAAACCCTATGATGGTATGTCTGCAATTGAGAAAGTAAAGGCAAGTATCCGTGCCAAGCATGGACAGGGTGCCATTATTGATACTAAGAAGAAGTAATGCCTGCAGTATCACAAAAGCAACAGAAGTTCTTTGGAATAGTTCGTGCCATCCAAAAAGGAGAAATGGCACCGACGACTCCTGAGACTG